TCTTTATTTGTTAAAAAGTAATTAACCGAATTTTTAAAATTTTCTACTATTCTTTTTTTATATCCTTCAAAATCATTAATACCAAAATCTTTTTTTAAAATTTTTATATAATCACCACCATATTGGGAAATTAAATAATCATCTACCTTTGATAGAAAGGAATTATCAAAAGAATTTATAGTATTTAAAATACTTTCCTTATAAAAAACAAAATCTTTAGATAAAGCTTTTAAATTCTTAAATTGATTTCTATTAAGTTTATTTATATTTTCGTTATTTGTTTTCAATGGAATAATACGAATTTCTTCTCTTGAAGGTGATATTTCATGTATCCAAACTCTTTGTAATTCATTTTCGTTACCAACTCTATTTCTAACAAAGTTAAGATTTATTTTTAATATACCATTAGTAAATCCTAAATCACTTAATAATTTCTCAATATCAATTGCAACTTCTTTCTTACCTAAATTATTTGTAATATTATACATGTAGTTTTTAATATCCGTAGATTTTATATATGCTACATTATTTCCAGATTTATGTGGTAACAAATTGTTATTAATATCATAAACCGATATTTCCATAACATCATATGGTGTGTTACCAAATTCACTTATTTGTATTTCATTTTTAGAAACTATAAACAAATCCTTATCTTCCAAAAATTGACCAGAATTTTCGGTTTTATTGTTTATATTTTCAAAATTTGTATATTTTTTAATACTCATACTTTATTTATTTAGAATCCTGGAAAAGAATCAGGATGTTGTACTTTTAATATCGTTTTGAAACTTTTTGATTTTTTAGAACCATCTTGTCTCACTACTTCGATAGATATATTACCAATAGAATCAGAACTACGTTCTCTATCACCAAACTTTAATGGTGGCCTGCCCGTATATAATGTGGGTTTCATTGATTTTGAACTACCTGCTCCTAAACTAAAACTAGTTTCTGGAAGCTTAAAGAACGCACCTTTCGGGCCAAATGTGGTTTTTATATTGATTGTAATTGGAAACTTATCGTTATTTGTAAACTCTATCGTTTCACCATATCTCCATTGTTTTTTTCTTCTTCGTTCTAATTGATGTGTAGATACTGCAGCAGTTATCCAACCATCTTTATCATTTCCCTTATCGGTAAACTTAACCAAACCAACTTCATTGATAATTTCTGCACCTGATGAAAATGCAACCGCTTGTGCAGATTGTTGTATCGCTTGTTGTTGTTGTAATGCACCTAATTGAGCTTGTAATCCTTCAATAATTGAATTCAATGAATCAATTTGTTTAATCAATGCTCTTATTTGTGCTTTAAACCCTGTATTTTGTGATTGTAAAGATGCCCTTAAAATCGATTCATCAACTGACTTTTGTAATGATGTGGATATTTGACCGGTGAAATCTGCAATTGTTCCGTTTAAAGTATCCAATTGATTGGTTAATGCATCATTTGTTTGTTCAATTGTTAATCTATTATTTATTTCCGTTTGAACTTGTGCTCTTAAATCTGTGATAGTTACATTTAATGAATCTATTGTTAATTGTAATCTTGTATTTTGAATTCTTAGTTCATTACTAGATGTTACCTCTGCATCATATATTGGTTTTGGAACCAAATCCAAGTTTGATGTTGGAATATTTGGGGCCAATTCTGTTACCGCGACATTAACAGCTTTAAGTAATTCGGTTTCATCGTATTTTGGTTTATCTAATCCCTTAAATATCAATGAAGTTGCGGGATTTACATTATCAACAATGGTTACATTGTAATCATTTTTTGATATTGCAGACGAACCAGATACACTTAGAATTTCTTCGAATTGTTTCTTTTTTTGTTCTTGTAATTTTTCTGCTATTGCTTCTAATCCTGTCATATTATACTAAATCAAAAATATATTTTTCATCAATTATTGTAGAAATATCATTTTCTACAACTTTTAATTTTAATTTATATGTTCTATTTTTTGGAAATGTATTTAAGTTCATAACAAAATAATTAGATGTAGAATCACAACTAACTTTTGTATAATCTCCGAATGGTAAAATAACCTCAGATGTAATATAATCTTCCAATTGATAATAAATATTTGTTATATATTTTGATTGGTCGTATGCAAATGTTGTCCCAAAAGATTTTAAAGGATACATATCTCTTCCTTTTATTCTTATTTTTACTTTTGTATTTGCAGAATATTCTTTTTTAAGGTTTGTAATTACAACTTTATATCCATCTTCTGCAGAACCTGTTACAGGTAATAAACTTCCAGTTACAAAAGAACTATCATCCCAAACTAATTCTAATTTTGGTTCATATATTGTATTTGTTTCCTTTGAAAAGAACTTTAATACACCATAGTCCATTGTATCGGTATATAATGATGCCGATGTGTGGTGGTGTAATATTATACCATCATTGGTTAATCTATTTGAACCACTAATCCATAATTTTACAATATTTGTTACATCCATTCTAATATCATCCGGTTCATTACTAAACGATTGTGATGCCATTGATGCACTATACCACAACCCACCACCTCCATTTAATATAGAAGATGTATCCGTTTGAGCAGGATAAGAACCTGATAGGTCTTGCCACTTTGAAGAACCATTCAAATAATACCAACTTACACCATCCGATGTTATGTTGTCAAATTTAGTACCAGTTCCCATTTTCCAACTTCCAGATATTGCATTTGCATACAACGTATATTCTAAAGGTATTTCTTCGGAGTTTGCCGATTTAAGATTTAAGAAAACGGAATAACTTCCTGTTCCTATGTTTTCTACAATTGATTGCGAAATTTGTGTTGTATTGAATTTAATTAAAGTTCTAGCTATATCCATAGTAGACCCATAATAAAGTTTACCTACCTCTAATATCTCATCTCTACCTGCATTTTGTTCAGGTTGTTGAAGATATATACTTGCGTCATATGATGATGTGTAAAATATATGCATTATAATGCCCTCCCTTTTATGTCTTTGTTTGGATATTTAATTTCAAATATAGAAGGGTCTAAGGAAGGGTAGACAATCTTTCCTTTGGTTGCCTCATCTATGTTATATCTGTTTGGTGAATAATTACCGTCCCCACCACATAAGTTTGAAATTTTTACGGATGGAACACTCATTACCCCTTCCACATTTGCTAGTATCAATTCTATTTCTGAAAGATTTATTGGTTTGTTGAATGTCCAATTATCTATATTAAAATAAGTTTGCAATTCTGTTAAGCAGTTTGTAATAACTTCTCTCTTATTATAATTTGAATAAACAACTACATCAAAGTCTACACCAATATTAATAATAAACCCATCAATAATATTAACACCATCGGTTAACATTCTATATTCTCCTAAATACGTTTTTAGATTTTGTTTAACTGATTTGTTTATTATTGTTAAATTTTTATTAGAATTATACCCCAATACATACATATTAATTGCAAATGGATTATTTACTTCACTAATAGATGTTTTCTTTTGACTAAGATATTTAACTAATTCTTTTTGTATATCTTGTCTAGAACTATTTTTTAATCCATCAACTAAATTAACAAATTCATTAATATTTTGTGGTGATGCCAAAATAGATGATGGAGAATTATTATCCACCTCACCATCGGGACTAACATATACTTTTGCAACACTGCCATATCTTTCTGGCATAGATAATGCTCTCACAATATAATCCTGTCTAGTTACTGCTCTGTTTTGAGACCCAAACATTGCCAAACCATTTTGTCTAATTTCTTCAATTGATTCACTATCTCTACCACCAGTTGCAGCATCGGAATTTTCAACTCCAATTGATTGTTTATATAAACTATATAAATTTATATCAGTTATAGATGCCAAATCTTCTTCAAATTCTATTTTTGAAATGGTTGTTAAATCGTTTGCATTTACATTAGATGATACCCCACCACCAACTAAATATTTTATAGTTAATTGTTTTCCGTTAGGTGCAATACCCAATGTATTTGTTTTTAAAAAGTTAGATGGGTCAATACCTTCATTTAATCTTTGTATTGAATTTGCTAATCCCAATCCAACATTTTTTGGGTTTGGCAAAAGGATTTCATCACTTTCACTTAAACTACCATTTCCAAATTGTAAGTCAATAGTATTATCTGAATTTACTTTGGTCGAAAATCTATAAGGTACTTTTTGAACTTCTAAAATATAAGGAACGTCTGCAGATATATCATTTTCATTATTGTTCAATAATGTATTTGGTTGTTCTACAAAAATAGTTTCTTGTGCCAAATATGGGACTTCATAATATTGAATGTTTTCTTCATCAACAACATTTGTTATTTGTATAATATTTGAATCCGATAATGTTATAATTGGGTAATCCGTTGAATTTGAAACCGTAATAGTTGTAGAAACTTCTCTAGCAGATATTGCCTGAACTTGTTTAGTTATCAAATATTGTGTCGGTTCTCCACTTCCATCTCTACTATAAACGTCAATTTCTCTACTACTTGAATTTGCAAAATCGACTGCATCAATTGTTCTAAAAACTACATTCGAGTTACTTTTTGATGTAACTTCCATTCCACTTTTAATTTTTAAAAATAAGCTATCATCTGGTTTGTTGTTTACACCTGAACCAATACTTTTAATTAATTGATAAACAGTTAATGTTGTTACGGCCGGGGTTGTTACTTTTGGTTTGTATCCCATAGATTGAGCCAATGCAATTACATTTTTCCTTTCAGTTGCATTTGATAACATTGATTCTTTAAGTTGTATATCTTGATAAAAAGATAACATATCACCAATTGCTGCAGCTTGTTCTAAGAAAACCATACCCGGAGATGCATCATTGAAATCCGAATATTGATTTGGAAAATATGTCTTAGTAAAATCAATAAGATTTTGTTTTAATGCATCAAAATCCTTACCTAAGTAATTTATGTTTTTGGTGTTTCCCCAATTTTTATTTATAGACTTTATAGCCATTTTATTATTTTTCTATTTTTAAGGTTATCGTATCCGATAGAGATGGATTTGCTGCTAAAGAAAATTGTATTTCTAATAATATCTTATTTGCATCTATATCATCACTATCATAATCAAAGATTATTTGTTGAATTTCAATATAAGGTAACCAAGTTTTAACAGCATCTAAAATACTATCTTCTATTTTTTGAGAAATCGTTTCATCTATAATTGGTTCAAATAAAACTTGCCAAACATCACATCCAAAATTTGGGTTCATTTCTCTTTCACCTTTTGCGGTCATTACTAGATTTATAATATTATCTTTGGCCTGAGATAGGGTAGTATAATTAACGGAAAAAATACCATTAGAATTGGATGTTCTATTAATACCAATACCCAATACTTTGTAATTATTTTCCGATAAGTCGTCTACATTAATTTTTCCTAACTCTATTGCCATTATTTAAATCTTTTTACTAATTCACTATAATCTCTTGTCAATGCTTTTATTGTAGCATCTTGTAAACCATCACCGGTTGATTCAAAATTTGGGACATTGGATGGTACATTTACCTCTCTAAAATCCATTGTTTCCCACTCACTTTCATCGACCCTTAATTCTGGTTTAATCATATCCAATACACTTCCAACTGCCTGTGCACCTTCTTTTCTTTGTTCCGAAGTAAATGGTTGAGTCATATTCAAAATCTCATTTATCATTGGGTCTTTTGAAAATTCTCTTTGTGGTCTTTGTGGTTGTTGTACAGGTTGTTGTCTTTTAACCGGTGTAGGAGTAACTTCTGTCATCTCTCTTAACGATGGAGTAGATGTTTTTGTTTGTGAGTTCAATGTAACTGCACCAGATTTAATTAATTTAACAAGTTCTTCTTTAACTTGTTGTTTAACTTCGTTTTTAACAACTTCTTTAATTAAAGTTAATAAAATGTCTGATTTCATAATAATTGTTTGTATGTTTTAGTAATAAATATTTGATTTAAATAATTATCCAACATTTGGTATTGTTGGTATTTTAATGTTTACATCGACCTTTGGTGCATTTATTTTTACATCAGGTAAAGATATAGCTAATGATGCAAGTAAATCCACAGGACTTATGTTTGGCAATTGTGGCAATTCTGGAAAAGTTGGTATTTCAATACTACCCAAATCAATCTGAGGAAATTCAATCGT